CGCGGCAGGTCGCAAAGCGACCGTAGGTAAACCTGCCGCGACCCAGCAGTAAATCAATAATTCAAGAAATCGTATACAAAATGCGTCAGAATACAATGGTATGCTACGCTAGTTCACGCTGCTACTACTTATTAGAGGGGCGCGACTTGATGTTGCGAACACGAAAAAACTATACCCCTCCCCGGATGTATGAAAGTCGGCGAAGGGTCTGCCTAACAGGTGATCACTAAAATGGAAACGATCGTGCCAGTGATCTCACAATCACCACAATGGATTTTCATTCTGTCACTCTTGAACAAGTCCCAACGAAGATAATCCCGATGAATATGTTGCGCACTGCATTTGAGCGGTGTACACCATACGACTGTTCATCTCGACATAAGTTTACTTCATGCTACCCATGTAGGTGGGATGATCAGCAAACTGCTGAAATTAGTATGAAAGAAACAGCAACTATTATACGTGAATGTCTAGGATCAACTGATAACATAAGTCGGTTTGCATTCTTCTTTACGGGTGAAAAGGTAGCATCTTATGAAGTGATGACTGCGTTTCTTCTTCAAGCCTTTGACAGACAGTAAGCGCGGTTAAGTCCAGCGAGATCTGCGACAATATGGAAGAGCGCACCGGCGACAACGAGCGTGATCCACTTTGAGAACCCAAATTTTTCAGCGACCCAGTACACGGGGAGAAAGAACAGACCAACAAGAATAGCCTCAAACAGAAGGTTCATTTATCATACAAAATGGATATGTTTTTCGTAAGATAGAAGAAGGTGGTGATGAGTAAAATGATGACCATGATGAACAACTTGTACAACGCGATGGAGGCAACGATCCGTATCACAGAGTACCACCTGGAAGGTGTGGTCACTGCGGATCCAGATGACGAGCCGATTTGGTATGTGTACTTTCGCACACCAAGTCATGAAGACGAGAATGAAAATGAACCGGAAACACCTGACGTGAGCCAGGAGTTGGAAATTGAGATCATTGTGCGCGATGGCGGTATCGTTGCGTCAGTTATGACCCAACATAACATCAAAAATAGGGAACTCACAACTATCATGAACACACTGCTTGAACATATCAAGCTACCAGAGGAAGAGCCAGATCCTGAAGTGAACTAAATCTTCTCAACCTTCTGCGGAACAACCTTAACTAACTCAGCGAGTTTGTAGACACGCCCACATCCATGAACCTCAGTGATGTGACATCTTGAACAAAATACTTTTTCATTTGAACACGTACACTTGAACTCAAGATGCGTCTTCCTCTTGCAGTGGGAACACTTGGGCATTGTGATATGCTCTTTTCTAATAAAATCATGTTCATTTTTAATGAAGAGGATCACATACTCTGTTATTGTCGACCCTGATGTAGACTTCCCACTCTCAGACTTCGCAAGAGACGTAGCTATCTGTCTTGCTGATCCGGATGGATGGGAATCCAAAGGATATCGCTTTGTGATGGTGAATACCAAACCTCACGTGCTTATTCATCTTTCATCTCTCAAAGGTCTGAAGGCAGCAGGATGCGATCATACGTTGTCGTGTGCAGAATTCAATGGACATGAGATGCACATCAATGAGAACCGTTGGAGATATGGAACTAAGCGTTCAGGTCAAGATTTGAATGGGTACCGTCAGTATGTTATCTCACACGAAATGGGACATATCCTTGGTCGAGACCACGTAAAATGCCCTGGCCCGGGTCAACCGGCGCCGATAATGTTGCAACAGACCTTAGGACTTCACGGGTGCCTTCCGAATACAAACGTGTAGTAGGAGCTTCCTTTCTGAAGTATGTGATCGGATTGGAAAGTACAATCAGAACACAACCAATAACAAAGCAGACGATTAGTATTTTCAGCATTGACACTAGTACTTATAAAAATGGACAGCATTGTAACCGCCGTGATTGAAAAGTTCAAGCAGCGGTCGGAGTTTGGAAAGGCAAAGTATGGAACGGACCTTGATCGTAAGGACCTTTCCATTCTTGAGTGGATTGTTCATGCACAAGAGGAGCACATGGATGCTATTTTGTATTTGGAGAAGTTGAAGTCTGAGCTAAAGGATCTCAAGGTTGTGTTTGATCGCGCTCAGAATGTTCTTGACGTCACTGCAACGGCTTCGGGTCGTTAGTTGCTGTACGCAAGACCACCCATACCACTCATCACTCGGAAGATGTTGTAGTTCACGCCGTAGATGCGGAAGTTAAACGGTGTGCTCTTTGTTGGCTTGGAAAGACCGCTCTCCGTGATGCTGTCGAACACCAGCGTCGTGGTGTCAATGCGGGAGAAGTTACACGTGCCAGACGGCTGGTGCTCCTCAGGCTGCAGCGCAAACGAGTACACGTTGATCGGGTTCTCGTGAGGAGTGTACTGAATGTTCGGCAGAGTGAACGTCAGGTTACCGGACACAGTGCCAATCGGGACCTCACTGAGCTGGTAGGTTCCGTCCTGTCCGACACCCGATCCAAAGGCGGCGATGATCGTACCCGGAGCAATATTCGTACCCGTAACCAGGCATCCCTCGATGATGTTACCCGAGCCAGTGTCCGGGCCACCCGTCTTCGTGATGGTAAGGACATCATTCGTGATCGAGAAGCCACCGCTGTTGTACACGAACGTCGTAGCCGCCGGCGCAAAGGCCTGGGCGCGCATCGGCCAGAAAGCACCGCCGCTGTGGTGCTGGTACGGCTGGACACGCCAGAAGTAGTCACCATAGCGCTCATCAAAACGGTCCTGGCCGTTGATCTGGAGGCGGCAGCGGTTGACAATATCATCGTAGCTGAACGGCTGCGTGAAGCCCATGTTAGAAGTCAGCGTAGAGCCGCAATCCGTCTTACGGGCATCCTGGAAGACCCACACAAGCTCCTTGACCGGGTGGTTGAGCGTCAGGTCGATACGGGCAGAGCTGTTCGTGATTGTCTGCTGGAGACCGAACTGGAGCTGGTCGATCAGATACTCGTGCGACTGCTGGGCAAATCGGCGACGCTCATCCACATCCAGGTAGATGTAGTCGATGTAGAGCGCCATGTCCGTGAGCTGGGGCAGTGCGGCGGCCGCGGCAGAGACTGAACTCCAAGAGCCCTTGCTGACCAGGTCAGTGGCAGGCGAGAGGGTCACGTTGATGCGCACCTCATGGTACTGGAGGGCGATCAGCGGGAGGGCAAGACCAGGGTTACGGCAGAACCAGAACTGGAGAGGGATGTAGAGGATGTTAGGGCGACCTCCGCAAGAAATAGTGCTCGAAGTAGAACCACCCAGGAATCCACCCGTCATGCTGTCGAGCTTGACGGAGTTATCAAAACCAGATGTCAGATTCTCCCAGAGGAACAGCCACTCACCATAGTGAGTATCGATAATCTGACCACCGATCTCCACCTCAATCTTCTTGAGGAGCTGGTATCCAAGACGGCGCTCCCAGGCACCCGTCCACAGAACGTTGTACGTGTTCGACGTGTTTGCAGCCGTTGTCGTGTCGGGCAGCTTCACCTCGAGGTACGTCTTATACATCAGATCCGCGTTACGGTTAACGACGGCGACGACACGCTGGCCATATGTAGCCTTGCCAGTGAAGTTCACACGAAATGCCTCCATGGCGAAGTTCGTATGACGCTTGTACAGCACCTTCCAGAAGGTGATGTGGGGATTTCCAGTAATGTAAGCATCCTGAGCACCATATGCGACGAGTTGGAGAAGACCGCCACCCATTTATGTTTATTCTTTGCGAGGATATATTCTTCTGCGTTTGACACAATGAGTACGGGTGGTGCCTTTTTAGCCCAGGGCGCTGATACCTGCGTATATTCTCCTCAAGTTGCATGTGTCCCTGGCACCCAAACACCCGAGGTGATACCACCGGGTGACTATATCTCACGAGTTGTAAATAAAAAAACAGAAGATGGAGAAGAAGTTGTTAATCAAGCAGAAGTGAAAGCAGCCATCCATCGCATTCAGGAAAAGTATCCAGACAAGGAGATCGAAAAGTTTTTCAATGTCGCAGTTGCGACATGCACACCGTTGTTTAAGGATTCAGACATCCGTAGCATTCCCCGTTCTGTCTCCGATGTACCTAGAAGCTGTAGCGCCGATTATAATGAAATTAAAGCTGCAGGACCGTACCCTGAAAAGGTCAATTTCATTACACTTCGTCAGAATGAAGATGTAGGTAAAAGCCAACGTCCAAAGGCCGAGATCCTTGCACAACTCAGGAAACTCTTCCATGCGGTTGCATATCTGAACAATGAGAACGTGATCCACACAGATGCTCACCTCAACAACATTGCATGGATGGGCGATCATATTGTCATGCACGACTGGGGTCGTGCTGCAGTTGGTATCAAAGGATTTAAGAAATTTGTTGAGCGCTGGGAGCTTCGGTATCAAGCTGCTCGCGACCGCCACTCGTTTTATCCACAGTTCAAGGGGCCTTGTGACATCATGGAGACATGTCCGATCAAGCTGAACGATGACTCAACAAGCCACCGATTTATGAAGTTCTATGATGTGGCATCTTTGGCTGCAGGGGCACAACGGCAGAAACTTATTATCCCTGTTGTTGTGAAGACATTTGGAACTACTATGGCGACTTTGTGGAAGGACAAAACA